GAAACCACAGAAGATTTTATCTTTGCTCGTAAAGCAATTTTTGCCAATTTGATGAATAAGAGAATCAAACTTGTGATGCCTGGTAATTTTCAATTGACCTCAGGGTTTAATTTAAATGTACGTGTACCAGATTTTTCAAAAAAAGAAACTGGTTCAGAAAATGAAGATCGTTCATTGAGTGGCAAATACTTAATCATTGCAGCAAGACACGTTATTAAATATGATATGCATGAAACCGTTTTAGAACTTGCAACTACATCAAACGAAACAGACTTTGTACCACAAAGTGTACCAGAGCAAAACAAGGCGATAGAAACTTATGGAAGCTACTGAAAATAAAGATTTTGCCGGTAAAAATGGTTTTATTTGGTGGGTCGGTGTTGTTGAAAAAATTAGCGACCCATTAAAATTGGGTCGTTGCAAAGTTCGTTGCGTTGGTTGGCACACAGATAATAAATCTTTATTACCAACTGATAATTTACCTTGGGCACAGTCTTCACTTCCTGTGAATACAAGAGACACATATCCACCACGTGAGGGTGATATGGTGTTTGGATTCTTCTTTGATGGTGAAAATGCACAACAGCCTGTAGTTCTAGGTGTTCTTCCTGGTATACCTCTGTTTGCGGCTAATCGTCAAAATGGATTCAATGATGCAAGAACTTCTTCTGAACTGCAAAGTTCACCACGAACTCCAGCATCAAAAACTTACAGCACTGATGGTACAGGTATTAAGATTACAGAAAAATCTGCTGCTGAATCCTATCCAAGAATATTAGATGAGCCAACAACATCTCGTTTGGCACGTAATGATGAGAATATGTCAAAGACGTTTGTACAAGAACGTAAAGACAACGTAGTAAAATCTATACCAACAGTGAACGGTACTTGGACAGAACCAACAACACAGTACGCTGCGAAATATCCATACAATAATGTGACTGAGACTGAATCTGGTCATGTTATGGAATTCGATGACACCGTTGGTAAAGAACGAATTCAACTTGCACACCGTAACGGTTCATTTCAAGAATGGTTTCCTGCTGGTGATAAGGTAGAAAAGATTACAAAAGACAATTATGAAATCGTCATGGGTAATGACCGTGTTTATATCATGGGTAAATGTTTTGTGACGGTGCAAGGTGATGCTGAAGTTTATGTGAAACAAAATGCTTATGTCAAAGTAGACAAGAATGTTACCGCAACTATTGGTGAAAACTTGACAGCAACGGTTAAGAAGAATGCTACGCTAAATGTAACGGGTAATTTTAAAGCAGAAATTGGTGGTACATGTACGATAAACTCTGGTGGTAATATGAAATTTACTGCACCAAGAATTGACTTGAACTAATATGACGCACGAATTTGTGATACTTGTAAATGGTGAATTGAAAACATATCATAACTATGATGACATACCAGAAAAATTTGATAATGTTATTAGTTTTATTCCTGAAATTCCACCTGGTCCCCACACACATGATGAGCATGATGAAATGAGTTTGTGGAATGAAAAATTAAAGGAACTGATGAAAAGAGAAACTAATGGCAACAATTTCGCCAACAACAATAACTGATACACAACGACCTGGTACCATAAATGTTACAATTGAAGCGACTGTTAGTTTCGCTGAAATTATTACCTCGGTAAGTGCAACAATTGACGTAAATGAACCATCAATTGTAATAACTCCAGGAGTTACTTCAGTTTCAATCGTTGGCTCTTATAAAGATGCTTTTGAAGATTTATTAACATATATCGAAAGAGGAAGCAGTAATTTAATTGAAACACCAAAGGTGGCAAAAGGAATATCAAATTTACCACCTAATAAAGACTTTTATCAATTAAATCAAGATCAGAGGGACTTTGTGAGACGAACATATACGATTACTGTTAATTTTCAAACTGGTGACCCAGAAACTTTTACAGTAACACATGATATTTTGAATAATCTGGAAGGGATTCGTTCTTTTGTATCATCATACTACAATTAAGGATTAAGATGCCAGCAGCAACAAGAATAGGAGATTCAGACGTAGCACACTGTTCGGGTATGGTCAGAGCAGTTGGTTCTGGAAATGTATTTGTAAATGGTCGCCCCTGGTCAAGACAGGGTGATGTAAACACCGTGCATTTATTGCCAGGTTCGCCATGTCCAGCACATTCGGCGTCAATATCTTCTGGTTCATCTAGCGTTAAAGTAAATGGTAGAGGTGCCGGTAGAGTTGGTGATGCTATCTCCGGATGTACTTCAGTGGCCGCTGGCTCTGGTAACGTTTTTGCAGGTTGAATAAATAAAAGATGTCAACTACAATCACATCTAACGAACCAAAAATTCAAGTCGAAAGGTCTTATAAAGACTTGGATTTAAACTTTACAGTACATCCTGTCAAGAAGGATATAAGTCGCCATCTAAACGAAAAGGCGATTATTAACTCTGTAAAAAATCTAGTTTCAACTAATTTTTATGAGAGACCGTTTCAACCAGAGTTAGGTTCTGCAATTCGTGCTTTACTGTTTGAGCCAGTTGATTCTGTTTTTGGTGCTTCAATAGAAAGACGTTTATTTGACGTTATTAATAACTATGAGCCTAGAGTGTCAGTTGAATCAATTGTCGCTATACCAGCACCAGATGAAAATGGTTATAAAGTTTCAATGACTTTTTATATTGTTAATTTGCCTAATCCAATTACAATTAATTTCTTTTTAGAGCGTATAAGATAAAATGGCTGAACCACTACAAGTTACCGAACTTGATTTCGATCAAATTAAACAGAATCTAAAGACTTACCTGAAGGGTCAGTCTGAGTTTACCGACTATGATTTTGAGGGTTCTGGTCTAAGTGTTTTATTGGACATCTTAGCGTATAATACGCATTATAATGCATACTATTTGAATATGGTAGCAAATGAAGCATTTTTGGATACCGCTCTTCTACGTGACTCGGTTATTTCACATTCGAAAGTTTTAGGATATGTTCCTTATTCAAGAAAAGCACCACGTGCCACAATTAACTTCATTGTAAATACAGACAACACTGATGATAGCACACTGACTATACCAAAAGGATTTTCTTTTTTATCAAATGAAATTGATGGTATTAGCTATAACTTCGTAACTTTGGAAGAAAACAAAGTAACTAAATCAAACACAGATTTTACTTTCTTAAATTTACCGATATATGAAGGTCAGTTGGTGACATACAATTATGTTCATGACCAAACAACAAATCCAAAACAAATATTTTCTCTTCCAGATACAAACATCGACACATCTACTCTGTTTGTCTCTGTTCGAAATTCAGTTTCAAATACTGATTATGAAATTTACACTTTGGCTTCAGATGCCACGGATGCAACTACCGTGTCTAGAGTATTTTATTTGCAAGAAAATAGAGGTGAAAGATACGCCATTTATTTCGGTGATGATGTAATTGGTAAAAGTTTACCTAACGGCGCTTCAGTTGGCATTACCTACTTAATCACAAATGGCACCGCTGCAAATAAAGCAAACAATTTTGTTGCGACTGGTCTTCTTGCAGATTCTTTAGGCAACTCACAAACCGATTTTGTAATCGATCCAGTAAGTGAAGCCGCCGGTGGTGCCGAAAGAGAATCTGTAGATAATATTAAATTTGCTGCACCTTTACAGTTTACAACGCAAAATCGTTTAATCACATTCAAAGACTACGAAACTTATATTCAAAAAAATTATCCTGCTGTTGATTCGGTTTCTGTTTGGGGTGGTGAAGATGAATCTCCACCTAAATTTGGTGTCGTTTATATTTCTCTTAAACCTAGACAGAATTATTATATTTCAGATACAGAAAAACAACGAATCATTGATGAAATAATTAAGCCAAAGGCAATCGTTGCTATTCAAACCGTTATTCGTGACCCAGAATTTTTATACTTGTTGGTTTCACCATTGGTCACTTACGATCCAAATAAAACTATTTTATCTGAACAACAATTAATTACAGCAGTACGAAATTCGGTTTTGGCTTATAAAACAACCAATCTTGATAAATTTGAGTCACAATTTATTCTTTCAAAAGTTCAAGATACGATTGATTCTGTGGACACAAACTCTATTATCGGTTCTAGCGTTTCGGTTCGTTTACAAAAAAGATTTACCCCAAGTTTGAACTTATCTACACCTTATACAATTAGATTTAATACACCTTTGCGTAGAGGAACAATTAATAATAAATTGTCTTCAACTAAATTCACTGTTGCAGATTCACAGGGAGTTGATAGAGAAGTTCAATTTGATGAAATTCCACAATCTTTTTCCGGAATTACAGCAATTCAAGTAACAAATCCTGGTTCTGGTTATATCTCACAACCAAGAATAACAATTGAGGGTGATGGTGCTGGTGCAAATGCTTCAGCGACAATTGTTAATGGCAAAATTCAAAGCATTGAAGTGATAAATCGTGGAATTGATTATACACGTGCCATAGTTACCATAACAGGAGGTGGTGGTTCTGGTGGTACAGCATCAGCAGTAATTGATGGCCGTATTGGAACAGTGCGAACAGTTTATTATGATGCACTATCTCAGAGACAGGTAGTCAATGAAAATGCTGGTGAAATTGATTACGATTCTGGTATTGTTACTGTAAAAGATATTTTTATTAAAAATGTTGAATCTCCTGACGGTGATATTAGAGTCTCAATTGAGTCTGAAAAAGGAATTATAAGTACATCAAAAGATACCATCATAACCATTGATGAAACCGATCCAATATCAATTAGTACAACATTAGAAACTGTATAATGTCAGTAGATTTAAAAACATCGCTACTTGTTAGCCGTCAAGTACCAGAATTTGTTCGTGATGAATATCCGAAGTTCATCACGTTTTTGGAGGCGTATTATGAGTTTTTGGAAACTCAAGCTAATACGGCCATTACTTCCAACAATTTAGTTACAACGGCAAAGACTTTAAGAAATATCAGAGATGTTGATGACTCTTTAGAAAAGTTTGAAAAGAATTTCTATAATACTTACGCATCTTTGATACCTCTGGAAGTGCAATCAAATAAAGCACTTCTCTTTAAACACATTGCGAACTTATACAAATCAAAAGGATCTGAAGGTTCTTTTAAACTTCTATTCCAACTTATTTTTGGTGAAGATGTTGATATTATTTTACCTAAAAATAACGTGCTTCGTGCTTCGGCAAGTAAATGGCAGGTAGATAATAAACTTAGAATTAATCCTGACGTATCCAGTCGTTATGTTGGCAACGGTACAAATAAAACTTTTTATTTTGCTCAGAAGGTTGACAAGAGTGAAGTCACTGTTTTTGTTGATGGTGTTGTAAAATTAGCTGATGTAGATTACTTCATTAATAAAGAATACAGACAATTAAAGTTTGTCAACGCACCAGCAAACAACTCAATCATCACCGCTTTATATGATAATTTTGATATTTCTTTAATTGAAAATCGCAAAGTTACTGGAATATCTTCTAATGCTTTTGCAATCATTGAAAAAACTGTCAGAAGAACGGTAGCAGATACTTTAAACCTAGGTTTGCCTATTGAACTCTTCATCAATTTAGACACAATTAAAGGTGATTTTCTAAATGGTGAAGTTGTTTCAATACCAATTAATGATGAAGTTAATAATATTTCAATTGATATTCGTGCTTCAACGTTTTCAATTGTCAAAAGATTTAACATCATCAACTCAGGAAACAACTATAGCGTAGGAGAAATTGTTTCTGCTGTTGGTGGCAACGCATCTTCAAATGCTTTTGGTATTGTTGAAGGTGTCAAATCTGCTTTGGTTGATGTTGTAAATGTACACCACGGCGGTGCAGTCTTTAGTCTGCTTTCTCCAATTTCTGTTTCTGGTAATAATCCACTCACAACAATGACCGTAGTTGTTGATGGTATTGATACTTCTGGAGCAAACGCCGGAAATACTTTACTCATTTCTCCGGATTTAGTTTCAAATCTCAGTTTAAATGTTGACGGTACTGTTTATGTAAATAGTTCAAATTTTGGTGCAGTTTTTGCAAAGCCAAACATAAGTGCAGCCAATACAATTTCTGATGCTCTAAATTATCTCAGACTTCAGGTTGGACCAATTACTAGTGTTAATGTTGTTGCAACAGCAATACCATTAACAGAAAAATCTCAGATTGTATTTGATGCTGCTGGTGCTGAATATGGACCAGTATCACGTTTCCGTTATTCTAAAAGTTTAAAATCAATTGGCCGTTATAAAGTCAACAATGGTGGTCAGAACTACATTGTTGGTGATGAAATTGTATTTGGTCTTAATCCTCTAGGTACATACGGACAACATGCGGCTGCTATCGTTGCTTCTGTCAATGCAACTGGAGCAATCGTTAGAATTGATTCTGCAAATAGTCGTATTCGTGGAATATCTTCAGTAAATACTGCATGTAATGAACTCAACGGTACTGGGACTTTCTTCACACAAGACTTAAAAGTTGGTGATGTAATTGAAGTTAATACTCAAATAAGAACGATAGATTCAATTACAAACGACACTCTTGCACTAATAGGAATAGGTAATGAGTGGACTTATACATCAATCAATAGAAGAGTTGGTGTTTATAATCGTTGGCCTTTTGGTGGATATGGTTATACTCAAAATAATTTTCCCACAATTACAGTAAGTTCTTCTACTGGTTCAGGTGCCAATGTACAAATTGATTCTTTAAATGGAGATGGTGAAAGACTAGAGGCAACAGGTTTCTCAGCCAACGGTCAGATTACATCGATCAAATTAATTGATCCCGGTTCTGGATACGAATACATTCCTAAAGTAAGTATTTCTGGCGGTGATGGTAGTGCTACTGCAACTGCTGAAATTGAACGTTCGTTTATTTCTACACCTGGCCGTTGGACAACTTCTGATTCTATTATTTCATCATTTGAGAGAAAGATTCAGGGTGAAGATTATTACGTTGATTATTCCTATGTTATATCTTCACAGATTGAATTTAGCAAATATAAAACTTTACTAAAACGATTAATACATCCAGTTGGACTTGTTAATTATGCGGTCTTTAACAAAGAACATGTCGTTGAACTTGATGATGTTGCTGTTGAACAAACGATATTGGAAAAAACAATTTCGGGTACAGTTAATGTAGGAAACGGAAGAGTTGTTGTCACTGGAAGTAACACTAAATTTAATATAGCTAATCTAAATGGTATTTTATCAATTGGGTCTTCAATTGCCGTTAGTGGTGAAATGAGGAAAATTAGTGCGATTTTAAGTAACACACAATTAATTACTTCATCAAATATTTCTAATCTGAGAATTGCAAACTCAGGCTCCGGTTATTCTAACGGTTATCTTGTGTTTTCAAATGGTGGCGGTCAAATTACTTCATTAAGTGTAACTTATCCAGGATCAGGTTACGATAATGGTTCCATAGTTTTTAGAGGAACCGATGAAGCCATTGCCGCTGTTGCAAATGTTGAAGTATATCCTTCTAACGGAGCAATTCGTTCAATTTCATTTGTGAGTGGTGGCTTATACGCTTCAAAACCAATTGCATTGCCAAACAATAATCCACATCGTGTTGTATATGCAAACAGTCTTGTGATGACAAATCCTGGACAAGGTTATTCAAATGGGTGGTTGGAGTTTGTAGGTGGATCACCTCTACGACAGGCTAACGTAAGAGTCATCGTTCATCCAAATACCGCAATCAATACTTTTGTGGTAAATGATTCTGGATTATATGAATCTAATCCAACCGTTTCTTTGAACACAAATTCAAACGTTGTTATTGCCACTGCTATAGTTGCCACTGGTGTCAGAACAATTACAGCAAATGCTGGTGCTAGAGCGGTAAATAGTTTCGTTACAATTTATAGTGATGTGGGTCCAGCGTACATAGCAGCAAACGCACGAATTTATGTAAACACAAGCGGTTATGTGCAAAATGTTGAAGTCAGAACAAACGGCGCTTATTGGGCAAATGCTACCTTGACTGCAAATATTGGTGGTCTAAGATTCTATGAAAACAATCAGGTGTATGACGCTACAACAAACAGCTTATCGAACGTTTCACTGACAATTGGAGTATCTAATAAAGGTAATGGACATCCAAACGGTGTCTTTACACTATCTGGTGGAGATCCGTCACGTGGTGCTTTAGTTAGAGTTGAAACTTTCCCATCCAATACAAGACAAATAGTTTCAATCACCGCAAATTCAAATGCTCATGGAGTAAATGGATTTGTTAATTTCTCTGGAGGTGGAACTGATAACATAGCAGCAAACGCACGAATTTATGTTACCTCTACTGGACTTATCAACGGTGTTGTAATGTTTGCCAATGGTTTATATACAGGAACACCAACTGTGACAGCAAATATTGGAAATGCTGTGCTTACGTTGACAACTCTACCTGTTGATGGTCAAATTCGTAGAATTGTAGTTGAGGATCCAGGTTTGTATTTTTCAACACCTACTGCGACACTGAATAACTCACCAAATTCTGTAATATCGATTCTATCAAACACTGCTGAAAACATATTTACTGGAAACAGTATTGCAAATGGGTTCTTGATTTTTGGTGGTGGCCTTGCTGTAAGACCAGCTAGTGCAAATTATAGCGTTTATCCTTCCAACGGAACAATTAACATGCAGTCGATTGTTATTACCGATGTTGGATTATATCGTATACCACCAACGACTGTAAGTCCAAATGTGGTTCCAGTTTCCATTACAGAAGTTTTACCTTTGATTGGTGGCTCTGGGTATGTAAATGGTAACGTAGTATTTTCAACTACTCAAGGCACAGCAAATATTACAGCGAATTGTACTGTGTTTACGAATGGTGCTTTTGGTGCAATTCAAAAAACAGTCATTCAACATACCGGCTTATATGCAAACGGCCAAGATATTATTATTGTTGGAATACTTAATCCGGCTACTGGCGCTTTACAGACACCAACAACGCAAGCAAGTTTTAGTGTTGGCTACAATTCAAATACGAGAAATGTTGCGAACCTTGTCGTTTCAACTTCAGCAAATCTATCACAAAGCGCCATTGTGTTTGTTTCGGCTAATGGTAATAATTTCACAAACGCCGCCATTACTGCCACAACGGTCGCAAATGACCAGACAAATGCGGTAATTACGGTGGGTTTCACTGAGCAGAATACGGCAGCAAATGTGCTTGTTGAGGTTTATAACAGTAATGGAGCAATTCGTAAACTGACGGTAAACACTCAGAGTGTTCTTCGTGGTACAGGTAGTTATTATTATACTCCCGATGTCACTCCAAACAGTGGTGGAACTGGAGCGGTAATCACAATTAATCCAGTTTCTTGGTATCAGACCGCAAATGTACAGAGAGCAATCATTATTTCTGCAAATAGTTCAATTAGAGTAATGACTGAATCTGATATTATTATTATCACCGAACAAGGAAAAGACATCGTACTGGAATAAATAAAGAGAAATTTAAGGATTAAAATGTCAAAAATTAAGTTATCGGAGTTGACGGAACTAACTATACCGTCTTCCAATACAAAAAATACGTATTTCATCGTAACAGACATAGAAACTGGCACTCCAGTTTCAAAGAAAATGTCTGCGTTTACGCTTGACACTTTGCTTGATGTTTCTCAGGGTCAAGCCAACTTGGCATTCAATCATGCCAACTCTGCGTTTATTCAATCTAATTCAGCATACATTCATTCAAATTCGGGATTTATTCAATCCAACGCTGCATTTATTCATGCGAATTCAGGATTTATTCAGTCCAACGCTGCATTCGTACATTCAAACTCTGGATTTATTCATTCAAATTCAGCATTCATTCAATCTAATTCGTCTTTCATACACGCTAATGCCGCATATCTCTCTCAGAATGCGACAGGTCAATATGCCAACGCTGCATTTTTACGAGCAAATAATTCACTGAGCGCAAACGTTGGTGGTACGATTACCGGCGACGTTTCTATTACAGGCAATTTAACTGTAACTGGCGTGACAACTTATGTCAACACACAAACTGTGTTAGTTGCTGATAATATACTGACATTGAATGCTGCGATAAGCCAATCTGGAACGCCAATATCTGATGCAGGCATTGAAGTTGATAGGGGCAACGAAGCGAATGTTTATATCTTATGGAATGAAACTAGCAATAAATGGACTTTTACGGAAGATGGAACTAACTATGATACCTTAGGTGGGTCATCTGCATCTTCTTATGCAAATTCAGCATTTGTTCATGCTAACGCCGCATTTAACGCCGCAAATTTGACCGTTGGAGTTGATGCGACACAAAATGATACCATTACTGCTGCATTTTCACTTACAAATACCACTTTCAATATTGCGACTATTTTTATTCCTGGCATTGATTTAACACAAAACAATAGTATCACCGCTGCTTTCTTACATGCAAATGCTGCCTTCAATACTGCAAACGTTGCTGATGATTATACAGCAGCAAACTTATCAACTAGTTTGTGGGCAACATCACCACCAACAACGGTGCAAGCTGCAATTGAAAGACTGGCTAATGTAGTAATTGTGTTAAATGGATATAATCCAATACCATAATAAATAAAAATTATGACTACAACAGTAACATCTAAAAAACTGCCTTACATAGCGGCTGTACAATTCAAAGAATCTTTTTACGAACCTGCACCTGAAGTGGGTTATGTTTACATTGGTAGACATACTGCCTATGCCGATGAAGACTCACCTGACAACATTGTTGATTCGGTGATTGATGAAAAACTGGCATGGGAAAATATGATTGCCGCCAAAAGAATTACGGGGAATGATGTTGAACTTGTTATACCTCTGAATAACTGGACGGCGAATACAAAATATAAACAATACGATGATACAGTTAAGTTAGATGAACTATTGACTGGTAACAATTCTCTAAACGTAAGACCGATGTATGTTTATACGTCTGAGAGAAATGTATATAAATGTTTATCAAATAATTTTTCATCAAACTCCACCGTTGAACCAACTGGTGATTATACTTCTTCAAATGGTAACATTACTACTGTTGATGGTTATATTTGGAAGTACATGTACAATGTCAAACCGTCAAATAAATTTTTATCTGATGAATGGATACCATCACCGGCAGGCATTCAACAGTTAGATTATGGTGTGAGTAGCATTAATTTAGTTGATGGTGAATTGACAACAATCGTTGTGCAAAACAGCGGTAGTGGTTATTATGAAAACAACGTTTCTGTTTTACCTATTTTTATAACGGGTTGTACTAGATTAACACTAGCAAATACCACCAATGTTGCAGCAAACATGACTGTTTCTGGAACAGGTATAGCACCTGGCACATTTATTTCTAGTATTGATGTACCAAATAATAATATTTTCCTTTCAACTGCAACTTCTGCGTCCGGTGGAGGAAATACTACAGCCAATCAAATTTCTTTGACAACTAGAGTTTTCATTGATGGTGACGGATTAGGTGCGGTTGCTTCACCAACAGTTAATGCGGCGGGATTTGTTACAAAAGTGTCTGTAACAACAATCGGAACAGGATACAGCAGAGCAAATGCTTTTGTTTTTGGAACCGGTACTGGCGCCTCTCTTCGTGTAATTCGTGATATGAAATTTGGTCACGGATACAATCCAGCAAGAGAATTGGGTGCAAACAGTGTTATGGTCGTGTCACGCATCGGTGAAATTGATTCAACCGAAAATGGTAAGATACCAGCAAATACAACTTTTAGACAATATGGTATCTTTGTAAACCCTCATAAATACGGAGAAGCAAACGTTGTTTCATCCGTTAATGCTACTCCTGTTGTTTCTCAAGCTACCGAGATTACGTTGATTACTGGTCCACTTTATTCATTAAGTGAATTTGCATATCAAGGTTTTCCAAATGACACAACAACAGCCAATACAGTTGCTCATGGATTTGTCCTTGATCAGACGACAAATCAGGTTAGACTTACTAATGTAAGAGGTGCCTTCAGACCAGGTCTACCTTTAAGAGGAGCAAGTTCGGGTGTCAATGATCGTTTGATTGTTTCAGTAAAAAATCCAGAATTTCAGCCCTTTTCAGGTGATATTCTTTATACAGAAAATGCTACAAAAACTGCAAGAGCGGATGGTCAGGCTGAAGACATCAAACTTATTGTTAGATTTTAAAGGTTAATAAATGCCACTTACTACAAATTTTAATCAAGATCCATATTACGACGATTTCGACGACGATAAGAATTTTTATCGTGTTTTGTTTAAGCCAGGTAATGCGGTTCAAGCCCGTGAACTGACGCAACTGCAAAGCACATTACAAGATCAAATTAAAAAATTTGGTGATCATATTTTTAGAACCGGTTCTGTCGTAACTGGTGGTCAGATTACAATTCAAAATACCGCATATATTAACATTGCTTCAACATATTCTGGTCAAGATATTTCGCATATTAATTTTGACAAACAAACCATTATTAACTCTGCTAATACTAAACGTGCTTACGTTTTAAAATCGTATGGCGCTGATAGTACAAATGGAGAGCCAATTACATTTGTAATTAATCAATTATACGGTTCTCCATTTACAGAAAATGAAACGATCTACACTCAAAATACTGATCCAGCTGCTATTACTTATTATGCAAACACAACGGTAACAAATGCCACAGGTAATAATCAAACCTTTTCTGTAAACGAAGGTGTTTTTTATTATGATGGTTTCTT